ACACTGATTTATTATGTATAACCATGGCTACAGATGAAGAAATAGGACAACAAGCCGCTGATAATGCTCATAAAAAAGTAGAACAAATCTGCGATAAAGAGCTCCAACTGTCTAAACTTATTGAGCATTTAGCTAAAATAGCGTTCAAGCGCAAATTAGATACAACCAAACTTGGAGCTATTGATAAAGGTTTAAAGCTGTATGATGCTTATCCAGCCGATAGACACGAGTTAGAGTTTAAGGGAACACCTACCTTTCGCGTCATCTATGACGATCCTTTGGCCCCAAAAGAGGCCGAAAAAGAGGGGAAAGATGATAAAAAATAGCGATCTCTATCATGCTTTGATTAGTGGCTATTTGCTACAGTTTACAAGTGCATACTACAACACTGACCCTGAAAACACTATAATTATATGTTAACCAATTATGATAGGTCCCTATTCCAAATGGTTGATTATAGGACGATAACAGTAATACAGGTTGATTTATGAGAAAAAAAGACATTCTAGGTTTACATTTAATCTATTATCGGACACAAACAAAACCTTAAAGAGAGGAGGATTATCATGTTTTTTATTGGCTCAGTTCGTAGGTTTTTATTTATTAAAGGAACTCACAAATGGAATGCCTGGGTACGAGATATAACTGCTAAACTTGAGGGTACGTGGCTTTTACATAGCAACACAAATATAAAAGTAGGCCCATGACCCTCCCCACACCACAACTTAAAATAGCGATAGAAGAGAGGATCAAGACCCACGAGAGGGCCGTTGATGCTGTCCCCTGGTTATCCCAGAAGCAACAACTGGAGGCTAAAATCAGAGCATTTAAAGAAGTGTTGGGGATGATTGAAGGGCCTACCAACATTGACGATAACACGCCTGATTGTGATTGTGACAAACATAAGACATGGCATTGGTGCCCTTTTCATAACTGGTGCAACCCAGTTTCACGAGTAGGGGTGTAATGAAATACTTAGTTATTTGGTTTTGGTTACAAACTTTTATGATCCCATGTCCACAATCAGCACCTATACCAGATAAATTTGGTAGGGTTTCTGAAATAACAATCTCTACCCTTCAAATATGCTGGGATACAAATATAATACAACAAGAGCAGTATTTTAAAACCCTCAAAGAAGCCCAAGATTTTATAGTTGAAGGTGAAAAAGAAGGTGATCTTGTAGATTTTGAGCTCAAGGTGATAAATAATCCTAATCCTCAGGGTGAAGATTAATGTTACATGACATCCATCTACCGAAGCCACACCCTAAACAAGAGGCATTTATCAGGAACCCTGCAAAGCGTAAAGTGGTTAAAGCTGGAAGACGTGGAGGCAAAACGGTAGGCATGGGGATATTAGCGGTTGAAGAGTTTATAGCTGGACATCGTATTCTATACGCCGCGCCTACCATGGAACAGGTTGGCCGGTTCTGGACAACGGTTGTTCGAGCCCTCCATGAGCCGATACGGCTTAAAGTACTACACAAGAATGAGTCAGAACATTACATTGAGTTACCAGGCACAGAACAGCGGATTAAGGCGAAAACCGCCTGGAATGCCGATTCCATGAGGGGTGATTACGCCGATAAATTGATTTTAGATGAATTTCAGTTGATGAATGAAGATGTTTGGAATTTGGTAGGTGCGCCTATGTTGCTTGATAATGACGGGGATGTAGCATTTATCTATACCCCGCCCTCCCTTCGTAACAGAGCAAAATCTAAAGCCAGTGATCCCCAACATGCAGCCAAGCTATTTAAGAAAGCCATGAAACTTATGAACGGTGGCTCTACACGCTGGGCCGCTTTCCACTTCACATCCATGGATAATCCTCACTTGTCTAAAGATGCTCTCGATGAAATTACCACCGACATGACCTCTCTTGCGTACCGAATGGAGATATTAGCAGAGGATATTGACGAAGCACCAGGCGCATTATGGACCCGAAAGACCATTGAGGATAATAGGATTATAGTGGCACCGGATTTTCACCGGATTGTTGTTGCCGTTGACCCCTCGACTACCAGTACAGGGGATGAGGCTGGTGTTGTTGTCTGCGGTAAACGTGGCGATGAGGGGTTTGTAACGGATGACAGATCATTACAAGGAAGCCCTCTCACATGGGCGAAGGCCGCTGTTGGGGCCTATCACGACCATAAAGCCGATGTAGTGGTAGCTGAGTCAAATCAAGGTGGAGAAATGGTAGAAATTACCATCCACCAGGTAGACCCCGATGTGCCGGTAAAGCTCGTTCATGCTTCCAGGGGCAAACAAGCCAGGGCCGAACCTATAAGCGCTAAGGCAGAGAAGGGAAAGATTCATCATGTAGGGAGTTTCCCTTTGTTAGAGGATGAATTATGCCTTTGGATTCCCGGTGATAAATCACCTGGTAGGCTTGATGCTATGGTCTGGGGCATGACAGAGCTCATAGGCAAGCAGGCGTTTGACAGTGATGAATTGGATGGAGTGTTGACGTGATGAGATCTATATTTAAATTTATATTTTATCGGGGATGGTGGATGCCATACCGATTATTAGGACAAACGATATCAGATATAAAATATTGTTATCGTGTTTGGTTATTAAAGGAGGGATCACCATGAGTGACAAACAAGACTACTATAGATTAACACAGCTTGGTTGGCAGGGTAGTCAACCTATACCTGTAGATGAAATCTATAAAAGACTTTTAGCTGACAATTCAATGCCAGAGTTAAAGAAAATTAATCTTCTTGGAGTTAATCTATTTATCACTAAGGTTAAATCCAAACCTTTATTAAGATTAGACGATATTTATAAGTATATATCTTTTCGGGAAGGTTTAAGAGGAACAAAAGCATTTAGATATCCAATGAGTCACCATACACAGGAGATAGCCAATGAATCATAAATTACACTTTTTCAAAGTAATTATAAATAATGACAAAGCAGAATATTTAATCGAAGCTAAATCTGGTGTTAAGGCCTTAGAAATTTTCGATAGTAATCCAGACAAGCCATTTCCTATTGATAGCATAGAAATACAAACATTTCCTCGTCACAGAGTCCTTCTAAATAAGGATAGCCAATGAATCAGATTAAGAACAAGATCAAAGAGCTACGAGAAGATAAGCCAAAAGAGCCAGTGTATGAGGTCAAGATACAGATATTCGCTGATGATCGTATTGAGGTGCTAGGATTTCCCTCAAACTATAATCTTGCTATGGACTTGATGACTGCCGGAATGCGTAGGGTAGCTAATTATTTCTTAGCCATGGCGAAAGAGGGCAAGCTGGATGATAAACTGAGTATCAGGAAAGATATTACTCCCGTTAAGACACCGATATTTGGCCCTGGTGGGGCGAGATTGAACTAATGGAGGTAAATTATGGATTGGATTGATGTGAAAATTATTCCACCGCCTGTTGGGATTAGACTTTTAGTTTGTGGTGTATGGACAGGTAATCCTAAAATAGAAGGTGAAGCGCTTGGTTTACACAAGGAAGGCCTGACAATAGCTCGGTACAATGAGAGAGAAGAAGAATGGATTAAGGACAATGATTCTTATGTTGACCATATTGTTACTCACTACGCATATATGTATTTCCCAAATATAATAGAACATAGAGGAACTAATGTCGGACAAGTTTTTAGAATGCACCAAGAAGAAAAACGCCAAGATACGGAGTAAGATCCTGCCTGATAATCAATATGTCAGGGGTTGCTCTTCAGACGGTGGCAAAACGTATGTGTGGGGAGAAGTTAAGACCAATAAGCAAGGGTTGATGGCAGGGAAGGAATGATGAACACATCAGAGATAGAACCGATTATTGATAAAGTAACTTTTGCTGAGGAATTTTATCTGGATTATTTTAAACGAGTTGAGATCGAAACTCACCAGGTTTTATTGGGAATAATAACAGACCCAGAAGACATAAGGGAATATCACGCTACATACAAAGAATTGACAAATGAAGTTGAGGAGAAAAGATTCAAAAACATTAGAGTTTCCATTCCGGCACAGAGATTACTTAAATTGTTTGATAGATATAATATTGAAATCATTAGAACGGTAAAACATAGAAGAGGTGAGTGGCAACCACTTAGAACTCAAATTGTTAAAGATGGTCAGATAATCGCTGAGATTGGATAAAGGAATGATGAAAAAGAACAAAGATTTTCTTATTATTTATATCGAAGGTGAAGAAGTGAGAATACCACTAAAGCCTGTTAGAGTTTATTATGAGCAAATAGCACGGGCTGAATTTGTAGTTAAGGAGCTTAATCATGCCAAGACATGATGCTACAGGCCCACCTTCAAGCTCACGAGGCTCCCACACAGGGCAGGGTGGCGGCAAAGGTTATGCACCAGGTCAGGGTATAGGCCTTATGGCCGGCGGACAGAAGGGCTTGTTTAACCCTATTAAGATAAAGAAAGCTAAGAAGAAGAAATAATGAAACCCAAGGAGGTTCGGAATGACACTTACAGAAAGAATAATTCAATGTCGAAAAGAGGATGAAGAAAACAGAGCTAAATATTCTGATTATCCCGGACCTGATGAAATTGATGAACTTGATCAATATTATCTCGATGGGAAAATAACAGAAGAAAATTACTATAAACAAATTAACGCAATAATAGATGGTGTTACACAATGGTTTTCAGATGCAAAAAAGAATCTTGATAAAACATTCGCTCCATATTTAGAAGAACAAAAAATATGAACAAGCCCAATCATCGCTATTATGATAACCACAGAAAGACCTCATGGCTCTATTTTGACGATGAGAGTTCACGGGAATGCTACATGCGCGGTGGTATCTGTTTCCCTATGAAGTACCAGTCTTTAACGGGTATCGGCAACCATGGGTATATCGTTATAGCAGGTCAAGACCTTAAAACCGGCATAATCCATATCTTTGAACAAATGAACTGGGTAACAATAGATGATATTCTTTCAAGAGATATCACCAATGCTATCAAATACCCTGGACTGTCTCACTGGTTCAACATGGGATGGAACAAGTATTTTATACAATCATTCTACTTTAATCAGCCGGATGAACTATCACGGCGATTCAGATTGCAGATAATACGGTCATTGATGATAAACCCTAAACCGAGATTCGTTGAGATAGACATCAACAACCAAAATGATTTGTTATCTGTGATATCGCACAGGATTAAGACAGGGATGCTTGAAATTGAGAAGGATTCAGAGATTGGCACTCTTCTGAAAGAGACAATGGTAGAGGATAAAGAACTATATCCACAAATTCATGCCCTTGGGTGCTGTTTGCTTGGATTTGAACAGTATCCATGGCGTAAACCCTATGAGCAGCCGATACAAGAGATATTGGTAGCGGCGGGATGAAAGGAGATCACCATGAGTGACAGTGTTAAAGAATTTAATATTCCAACTAATAAAGATTTACGGTTTCTAGAAAATGTATTTGAATTAGCAATTCAAATTTCAGCGGGATCTTTAAAACTCTTTAGAAAGAGATTGTTGGGTTTGAATAAAACCGGAACAGCAACAGAAGTAGAGATGCTTTTGAAAGCGAAAGGAGCTTAACTGTGCCAATTCAGAAAAACAACGTGCTTCAGTTTCCCACTAAAGAAGAACGGGAAGAGCGTAAGGAACCTATGTGGGGAACTTCTGCTATAGAACAGGTTGAATTGTTAGCAAAAAATAAACAACTTAATGATTGGTTTAAGATTTTTGTCGATAGGTTGCCTACCTACAGGCATATAACGGAGATAGAACCAAACTAAAAACAGGGTTCTCTAAAGTCCTGGCCAGGACTAAGGAGACGCAAGATATAAACAAGACGGCTAGTTGGAGCCAACTCTTCAACTGCCGTCTTTTTTATTGCCCTCAATAGAAAGGAGATCACCATGCCAAGCGACAATGAAGTAAAGCAAATGATGACAGAGAAGGTCTTCCCATTTTTCCAGGCTGGCCTACAGGATATTCTGTCCAGGTTGGAGGTTTTAGAAGACCTCAACAAGAAATCCTTGAAAGCTGCAGCCGATAAAAAGGCAAAGGCCGGTAAGGATGCGGAAAAAAAGGCCGACAAAGAGGCTAAAGAAAAGGTGGCCAAACACAAAGCGGAGCTTGACGAAGCGGCTAAGAAACGCCAGGAAGAGAAGGAAGCATTAGAGGCTAAGAAGGCTAAGATTAAGGAAGATGCAGAGGCTGCGGTAAGGTTTGATGTAGAGTTTACAGAAGACAACAAAGAGTAAAACCGTATGACAAACCTTAATACAAATACATCCGATTTAGGCCACTATCTCCGGTCTGAGCTTTATGATAACTGGGCGACTGACCGAATACCGATAGAAGAGAAGTGGCAAAGGAACGAAAACGCCTTCAAGGGTGTATCCGAAGGTATCTGGAAGGATAAGGAAGCTGAGGATTGGCGTTCTGATACCTTTATTATGATGACTAAGATAAAGGTGCTGTCAGCCTATTCAATGACAATAGATATGCTCTTACAACAGGGTATGCTCCCCTTTGCCCTTGTATTATCTCCATGGGACAAGATTGTAATGGAGGATCTACCGGAAGATCAGCAAGAACTCCTTCAAGATAATATTAATGATATGACGGGCCTGATTCGTCAACAGATATTGGACTGCAAGGGTGATATGGAGCTTATACGGTGTGTTATGAGTGGGGCAAAGCTCGGAGAAGCATATTGGAGGTCTTTCGTCCATGATGTTACTCGCAAGGGGTTTAATACCATCAATGAAGCTCCTCAAGGCACTCCTAATCCTGAAAGATTCGACAGGTTTGATTATTATGAAAACACGGTTACTATCCCCGGTTTTGAGTATGTGTCGTGTTGGGATATGTTTAGGGACCTTGAAACGGAAGATATGCAGAAAAGTAGGGGATATTGTCAGAGAGAATATGTATCACCTTACGATCTAAGGCAACTTAAAGGTGAACCCCACTATATAGACGATAATATCGATAATGTTATCAAAAACTATTCAAACGCAGCATCTACAAAGAAAAAAGACAATATCAAGCCCGGACTGAGAAATATAAAGAATCGTTATGACACTATTGAAAAATTAACCTTCTGGTGCAGAGTCCCGCGTAAGATTCTTGAAAACTTTGAATCGGAATCAAAGGGAACTCAAAAATCTTCTCTTGCAACCGATTTTGAAAATGATGGTGACGAGGTTGAAGTTGGCGCAGTTATGGCTGAAAATGAGGTTATCAGGCTGGTTAGAATAAAGCCGGAATCAAGGCCTCATGGACGGGTAGTGTGGGAAATGGATCTTGACGGTATTAGCGGAACCGGTGTTGCCGATAATGTGGAATCTGTTCAGATGGTTCTTAATGGCATGGTACGGGCGTTTGAAGACAACAAGAAACTATCTGCTAATGTAATTCTGGCCATAAAGAAAGCATTATTGGTTGATTGGAGCGGTAAATTTAAACCGGGTGAACTTCTTGAAATAGCTGATGAAGCCAAATCAGCCGCCGAAGCCGTACAGCAAATCCTCATTCAGGATGTGGGTGATAGTCTGCTTAGTGGTATTGGCCTGATGGAACGGTATGGCGATGAAGTCTCTATGTTGCCTAAGATACTTCAGGGTGCCATCCATGACAAACAGAAGGTAGACACCTTGGGCGAAATGAATATCCTTCAAGCGAATGCCGGTAAATACCTTGGAAGTGTTACAAAAAATTATGATGATAGCATGATAGAGCCCATTGTATCACGATTCTATGAATACAATATGTTGGATGAGAGTGTAACCAAAGGGAAAGGCAACTATATTGCCAAGCCGTTAGGTTTCTCAGGTTTTCAGAATAAGATTATAAGGCTCACTAAGATATTACAGGCGTTGCAACTAGCTATCAATTCTCCTGCTATTGCTGCTGAAACAAAGCTGAAACCATTACTTGAAGAAACCTATAAAGGACTTGATGTTGACCCTCAAAAGGTTTTAAAAACCAAAGAGGAAAAAGCGGCTGATGCTCAGGCCATGGAACAGGCCAGGCAACAGGCATTAGACGAGCAGGGCGTTGTCCTTCTATCGAAGTACAAGGCCGAGATGGAGAAAGAAGTTGTGAAGATACAGGAATCACATAAAGCCAAAATGGAGCAGATGGAAGCCGAACACAAAAATAAGCTCAAACAATTAGATGAGGAATCTGAGAACCGGATTGTTGAAAAAAGAATTGAGGTGGTTAAATGAAAGAAGTAAAAATTGATTTTATGGAAGGCAATAAAAAAGCCATGTCTGAAATAAAAAATATTCTTGAGGCCCCCGCGGTTTTCTATGAACTCTTAAAAAAATGTATTGAGCTTCACGGAATAAGTGCTCCTGAAAATTGCGAATGGGCTGTTGTAATGCCAAGATTAATACCAGAAGATGTACTCCCTAAATGTGGATATATTATATGGAGGATAAGGGAATGATCAATCTTAAACTATCCAAGGCAGATAAGAAAAAGTATAGCGATGAAATGAAAATCCCTACTGACAGGGAGTATCCCTATGGAACACGAATCAACTTTGAAAATGAAACCATTGAGAAACTTCCCTTCCTGCAAAATGTAAAGGCCGGAGCCGAGGTTGAGATTAAGGCTATCGGTAAGGTTATGGAAGTCAGGATAACGGATAGAGAGAAGGGTAAGAACTATGAGACTGTGGAGATCCAGATTCAGAAAATAGAGTTTGGCAATGCAAGCGAAGCAGAGGAATCTTTTAATGAATAAATATGGCTCTTCGGCCACACACACAAAAAGAAACTATAAAAGGTGGTATCAGGGCCATAACATTTTATGAGAATAGATAAATATCTTGATACAAGTGGAGAAATCATCCTCCTCTCAAAAGCTGGTGAGGTTGAGGCGGTAAGGGTTTTATTAAAGGCCACTGAGAACAAGAGAGACAAGGTGAGGGAAACTTTGGAAACAAACCCGAAGCATTGCCCGGAAAACTTAGAAGAAGACCTCGTGTTTCTCCTGGGCATGGTTAAGGGGTTAAACTGGGTGATAGGACTTCCAGCGAGAAGCGAAAAATATATAGGGAATCTTAAATAAGAAAGGAGATAAGCGGATGAAACGAATTTTAACTTTTTTAACAGCTTTAATGTTTTTACTCGTAATGGGGAGTCCTTGTTTCGCTGGTGCTGGACTGACAAACAGTGATCAGAC